CCAGCTTCAGCAGACGCCGGGTCTGGGTCTTGCCGGTGCCGGGCACCGCGATCTCGCGGAGGATGGCGCGGACCATGCTTCCCGAAAAGAGGATGGGACGGTCGGTCATGCTGCACCTTCCTTGCAAGCGGCGAAGCGCCCGGCCGGCGTGAGGGTGACCTTGCCGCGCTTGCTGGTCAGCAGCCCGCGCTCGACCAGTTCGGCCACGGCCGCGCTGCGCCCCTTGGTCGGCGCCTTGCCTTCGCGCAGCGCCTCGGCCAGCAGCACCCGCGCGGCGGGCGTCAGGATCGGGCGATCAGTCATGGTGTTGCCCCTCGCCCTTCTGATCCCCTGCAAGGGCGCGCAGCTGTGCAATTTCACCTTCGGTCAGGGCTATGTGTCGTCTGCTGACAGCCATTTCACCTGACGCCAACATCGCTAATGCTTTTTCAGCACCTTCTGGGGTGGTCAGTTCTTCCGCGAATGGCAGACCAAAGATGAAATTGCATGGTCCGCGAATGCCGCGTTCCAAATCGGTGATGCAGTAAAGATAGTCCTGGCGCACATTGAATGGCTTGGTCAGGACGGCGAAGCGCTCATTTCGCGCCCTGACAACGTATCTTTGCCGTTCGCCGGTCATTTTGATCTTATGCATCCCCGTCCCCCAGCGTGCGCAGGGCGTTGGCGAAGGCATCCCAGCCTGCCTTCCCGCCCAGCTCGTCTTGCTCGATCAGCGCCAAGCCCAGGGCCGCCACCTCCGCGATCCGCGGTGCAGGATCACCAGCGTCTCCGTCGAACTGCCCAACCGCCTTTCTGGCGCGGTCGAACCAATCGGGGTAGTTCCCGATCTGGTTGTGGCACCATTCGATGATCTCCAGCAGAACCGCCTCTTGCTGGCAGGCGGGCGGGGGTGCGGCGTAGAGGGGGGTGACGGTGAAATCAGGGCTGCTCCTTCGCGCCCCAGCCAGGCTGCTGTCGCGCGTGAAGATGCTGACCCCTTCTCCATTCGCCTCGATCAGCCAGGCCACCGGCTCCTGCGCAGCGGGCGGGGCTTCACGGCTGGCAAGGGCGGCGGCTGCGCGATGGAAATATTCGGCGCAGGTGACAATGTTGACGTGCCCCTCCTTCACGGTAACAACGCCTTCACGGCTAATGTCGGCAAAAGGCGTCAGCGCCTCCACCAGCGCCGTGTTGTCCGTGGGCGCGGCGGGCGGGGGCGTGATGGCGGCGAGGATGCGGAGCAGTGCTTCGCGGCCCTCATCGTCGCCGTTCTTTCCGGCCAGCTTCGCAGCATATTCGAGGTGCACCCTATCGACTTCCCGCACCTGCCCCTCGGGCGCGGCGCGATATGCGCGGATGTAGGTCATGCCGCCGGAAACCCTATCATCGGCCTGCATCCAGCCGACAATTTCCTCCATGTAGTGATCGTTTAGGCGAAGGACCGCAGGCCAGCCTTCATTGTTCTGGTCAGTCATTGGCGTGTCTCTCGATTGAGGGTGAAGATATGGCCCGGAAATACGGGCGCTGGATGTCGATGCGGACATGGCAATCCGTGGGGCCAGCGATCACGCGGACAACTTTCTGCTCGACGGCATGGCGGACATTTTCGCGCAGACGCCCGCCCGGCTGGAAAACCATGTGGGCAGGGATATGGTGCAGCCACACCGGCAAATAGGCATCAGCCATCCTGGCCTCCATCGGTTTCAGGGGAGAGGTCGGCGCGGGCGGCCTTCACATCGGCGATCATGGCGTCATACCTGCCGGTCCCGGCGTAATCGCTTTCTACGAAACTCTCCCATTGGTCGATTGCGGTCCCGGCCAGCGCCCGCAGCCTCTCGACCTCGGCCCGCAGGTCGCCCTCTGTGGCGCGGCGGTTCCAAGCGGCGATAAGCTTGTCAGTCAGGCACTCGGGTGCTTTCATGCTGACCTCGCATTGCTCGCAATAGGCAGTAGGCGGATAAAAGCCGGCCTGACCTGCGATTACCCGAGCCTGTTCCCCGCAGAAGGGACAGGGGGCCAGCACCTCATCCCCGCCCTCCGGCATCTGCTGCACGATGCCGCTGGGGTCGTCTGCCACGGCGCGCGGGTCGGTCATGGCTGGGCCTCCCGTGCTGCAAGCATGGCGTCGGCCACCTCGTAAGCCTTGCGAGCGATCATCTGCGAGGGAGTTTCGCCATCCTGCCTGGCATCGTGCATGCACGATGCGACGATCGACAGCAGCGCCTGCCCGGCGAACCAGTCGCGCAGGGACATGCCCGCCGAAGATGCCCGCACGGTGTAGGGGTGTAAGGGGAACGCGGCCCCGCCGTCATGGGGTTTCTGGTAGGGGACCATCAGAACGACTCCATTGCCACGACCTCGGCCGTCGCATCACGGTCGCACTGACGGATGACCTGCTCGGCCGTCATCGGGCCGGGCAGCGGAATGTGGTCGGTGGTGTTCATGCCGACGACCACCAGTTCAGCCCCGTCGCTGCGGACGCTCTGGGCCATGGACAGGTTCGCCGCGCGCTCGCCGTCAGGCGAGACGATGAACAGGTTCCCTGCGATGAAAATGCACTTCAGCATGATGCTTTCCTCTTTGGCGCTCGGGATGGCCGCCCCGTAGGGCGGCGCACCGGAGCGTCATGTTCAGGTTTCGGGGACGCCCATCAGAACCGGCAGGTCGGTCGCGACATGGGCCTGGTCGATCGCCTCGCGCGCCGCATCCCGCAGCGCCACCTCGGCATTGTAGAGGGACACGATAAATTTGAGACTGTCGCCGTTCTTGCGGTAGCGGAAGCGGACGGCCAGCCGGTAAAGCGCGCCTTCCTCGAACACCGGGATCGCGATCATGAACAGGTTCGGCAGCTTGAGTGGGGCGCCGTCAGGGTCGCGATGCTCGGTCAGGAACTGAACGCTGGCCTCTCCCGTGTCCCGGTTAGTGGTCACGTTCAGGTGCCCCACTTCCTGCGCCTGGAAGCTGCGGGAAAGCTGGACCAAGGAAGCGTATTGCCCGAACCGGCCTTGCAGCTTCGCAGCAATGTCGGCCATGCGCTGTTCCCACGGAGCCGGATCTTCGCGGCCGGTGCCGAGCAGATATGGCGACGGGTCGAGCAAGTCCTTGGCGTTCGCCTCGATGAACTCGCCGAACTCATCCTTGCCAAGCGGCTTGTCGTGAACGCCGTTCCAGAGTTTCCATTCCTGGGACACTGGGAAATCATACGTAGCGCGGTGCTTGCCGTAATTCGCCAGCGGGTCACGCGATTCAGCATCCAAGGTCGGGGAGCCCTCGCCGTGATAGTCGATCACCGCGGTCAGCTTCGGCATCGGCGTGATCTGCGAGAAGATCACCGACTCCGGGCCCTTGAAGCGGTTGGTCCATCCGATGAAGCTTTCCAGATCGGCCAGCCTTGCGGTTCCGGTGCGGCGCAACGGCTTGAGGCGCGTGGCCCCCTCTAAGTGCTGCGCCGTCAGGTCCGTGACTTTCAGGCCGTGAGGCACGGCGACGATGAACGGAACGACCAGATCATCGCCCTCGGTCGGGGTGGCGAGGGTCTGGACATCGCAGTATTCCTCGGCCTTCTCGAAAATCGTTTCGGCGATGTTCTTCTGTTCGCAGATTTCCATGCTGTTTTCCCTCATTCAGCGGTGCGGAGTTCGCGCCGGCCGTCGCCAGCGTCGCGGATTTCCATGCGGCTCTGGGCCGGGTTGTGGGTGGTCACGCCGCCAGTGCCGGTCATCCAGCCGACTGCTTTGTGCTTCGGCGGTTTCGGCCCGGTGATCTTGTCCTCGATCACCATTTCAATCTGACCGAAGCGATCCAACGATAGGCTGATGCTGATGTTGACCTTGGCCTTTGCTGTCGCCTGATAATCCAGCGTGTGCTGACGCATTTCGACGTTGTTGGCCTCAATACGGTCGAGCAGGTCGGGCAGGTAATCGCCGCCATCAGCAAGGCTGAGAAGCTGGTCGATAGACCGCATGACAGGTGGGGTGGACACTTGGGTCTCCTTCGGTGGGGATCAGAAATGGACAGCGATGGTGGCGGCCGCGCCATCCACCTTGCGCTCGGCGTCCAGCGTCACATCGCCGTCGCGCACGGCGCGGCCCAGGGCCAGGCAGGCCGCGTCATAGGGCTGGCGCCCATCCTCGCGCATTCCGGGCCAGACCTGCGCCTCGTCGATCAGCGTCAGGTCTTTCGCGAAAAGCTGGCACATGCCGCGGGCGGGTGGGCGCACGCCGGCGGCGTCCTGGAAGATCACCGGCACCGGGTCGGTGCGCAGGCCGCGATGATCGCCCAGCGGCAGGCCGGTCGGCCCGCAGGCGGTCAGAGCCAAGGGGATGGCTGCCAAGGCAAGAAGGGATTTCATGGGGCGTTTCCTCTCGATTAAGGGGTGCCCGGCCGGGGGCACTGTAACCGGCCGGGCGCGGGGCTAGGCAGGGAAGTCGGCGCGGATGCGGTTCAGCATCGCGTCGTGAGCATCGCTGTCCTGGGCGCGGATCTGGGCCAGCTGCTCGGCATAGGTGTCAATCACGCCTTCGAGGCTGGCGCCCTCGTCCAGTTCGGCCCGCAGCATGGCTTCGATGTGGTCCACGAAGATGCTCAGGTCGGGCGTCTCAGGCTCGCGCTGCGCGCGCAGGACGGCCAGCCGGTCACGGTAGGCATCGCGCGCGGTATCCTTGGCTGCGCCTTCCAGCTTGCCGCAGTCGGCCCCGACCTTGTTCAGGGCTTCCTCGTCGCCGGCGGCAGCGATGCGCTTCAGCACATCGTCCAGAGTGGGCGCAGGCGCCTCTGCCTTCTTGGCCGTCACCTTGGCCCGCACCTTCGCGGTCGTGGTGGCGGGTTCACCCTCGGGCGTCACGTCGCGCAGGACCGGCATATCCTGCGCTTCTTCGGCGATTGCGACGCCGCGCAGCACATCGGCAAAACCGTCGCGCAGGGCAAAGGCCCGAGCGCGCAGCTGGAGCATCCGCTTGGGATATTGCTTCCACGGGCCGTCTTTGCGCGACAGGCCGGCGCGGTCGGCATCTTCCATCGTGAAGGTGCGGACGATCGCCTGGGCCACGCCGCGCCGGCGCAGCGTGCAGGTCGCGGCCTTGCCGTCCTCGCTGATCTCCTCGTGGATGCTTTCGAGGCGACCGGAGCCTTGCACCAGAGCCAGCATGGCGTCGCCCCAGATCGACGGGCGGCCATTGATGACGGCAATCGACTGCATCGCCTGGAGCGGTTGCAAGCCGATCTCCATGCCCCATTGGCAGGCGATCAGAACGTTGCCGGGCTTGCCTTGAAACTCCTTCGGCACGATGGACGAGTCGGCCAGGATCTCGGCCATCTTCATCGCCTCGCCCAAGTTCGCGGGCGTCAGGATGCCCATGGTCGGGCGGTTCTGCGGCGCGATGTCGCCGGTGTGGGCGGCGGCCAATGCGCCGGTATTCGTCATGGTGTTCATGGTCATTCCTTCTTCGATTTGATGCGCAGAACGCGCGTGGACGTGGTTTTGCTGTAGATCGCGGCGATGTCGGGGTGGTCGGCGCGCAGCGCCTTGGCGTCGAGGCGCGTGGTTTCCTGCGCCTTGAGGGTGGCGATAGGGTCGCCCATGTCGGTCAGGATCTCGGCATCCTGCATGTCGGCCATGATCTGCAGCTTGAGCGCGTCCTCGCGCGCTTCCAGAGCCTTGGCTTTCTCCTTGACGAGCGCCAGTTCCTCGACCGCGCGCGCCAGGGCGCCGCTCGCAACGTGGGATTTGCCTGCGACATGCTTAGGCCAGATGGCCTGCGCGTCGGCGATGGTCTGCGGATCGGGCGCGACCCCATCCTCGACCAGCTTCCAGAAGGCTTCGGCCTCGGTCAGCATGTCCGAAAACAGCCCCGCGTCGGCCTCGACGGTATAGGTCCGGTAATCCGAGCCCCCGATCAGCACCGCCACATCGGCATAGCGCGCGCCGGTGATGCCCATATACCACTGGACCTGGCACAGGTAGGATTCCGGCACCTGATCGGTGCCCTGCTCGCCCCACAGGTTCGCGGCAAAGCCGTTCGCCGTCTTGCATTCCAGAAGTCGGTCGGTGGTCAGGCGGCCGTCGATCCAGCGGACGTTGCCGCGGATCTCCGGGTTGATCACCGCGCGGTCGATGTTCGCAACCGCGAACGGCGCCGGGGGATAGATCAGCTGGGCATTGACCCGCTGCACCTTGCGCCCGAAGCGGATGCTGTATTCCTTGGCAACCACTTCCTCCAGGACCGCGCCCCAATAGAGCCACGGCTTTTCGTGCTCGTCCTCGGGCGGGGCCTCGCCGCGCTTGTCGAGCCAGACATCATAGGCGGTCTTGTATTTCGACAGGCCCAGAATGGCGGCGATGTCGCTGCCGCCGATGCCGGTGCGCCGGCGCTCAAGAAACTCGTTGCGCTGCACGTTCATGCTCAGGTTCCTTTTAGGGGTTTCGGGTTGCCCGCGCGGTCCACCACAGCCCGCGCGGGCAGATCGGCTGGCAGAAGGGGAGGCGCCAGCCGGTTCGGGGATCAGGCCACGCGCGCCGGATAAATGGCGGTCGTTTCAGGCAGCCCATCGTTGGCGCTGGCGATGCACATGCCGTCAACGGTGATGATCTCGGGACGGTCGAAGAACAGGCCGATGTAGGTCAATTCCCCAACCCAGCCCTTGGCGCGGCGGCAAAGGTCGGGCTCGGTGGTCAGCAGACTGTCAGCCCGGACCATGTGCGCGCCACGCTCGTCGTCGCGGCGCAGAACCATCACGGCCGGGGACAGCAAAAGATCGTCCTCATCCTCGAAGTTCGGCAGCAGCCCATCAGTGTAGACCAGCGGCAGCAGGTCCGGGTTGGTCGCGGTCTGGTATTCGGTGAAGGTGTCGCGCTCAATGCGGCGGATCTGCTGCGCGCCGTGCAGCATGGTCGAAACCAGGTCGCCGACGCTCAAGATGTCGGTGGTCTTGGGGCCGAACGGGGTGTTGATCCAGGCACGATCGACGACAAAGGGATTGCTCATCTTCATGGGCTGTAATCCTTCCAGGATGCTGGGGGTAAAGGGGGATGCGCGGCGGCTCATGCGGCGTCCGGGCCGTGGCGATCGTCCAGCAGACGCCGCGCCTCGCGGATACCGCGCAGCTTCTCGCGCGCTGTGGTGATCTGGGCCGGCGTCCACTGGCGCCCTTGCCGATGGTCAACGCGCATCTGAATGAACAGGGCGTCATCGTGCGTCGAGTTCATCACGCCGATGAACACCGACTGGTTCATGTTCTCGGCGCGGGCCCCATTGTGCTTGAGCGCCAGCCGCCGCTGGCGGGTGGCCTCGCGCTGCTCCGGGCTGGACTTGAACCCACCACGGCCGCCGCAGGATTTGCAATGCCCCCAGGATCGCTGGCCGGTGCCCTTGCAGGCATCACAGGGGAATGGGAACATGGTCACGCCCCCAGCGCGGTCAGCACCGCGCCGACAGCCCAGCCGCCGAGCTTGATGATGCCGAGCATCACGGGGATACCGAAATTCAGCAGGAGGACCGTTCCGGCTGCGCCCATGACGCCCCAGATCAAGCCGCCCAGCTGTGCGTCCAGGAGGTGCAGCCGCGCTTCAATGCGAGGCTCCAGCTGATCGGCCGTGGTCACGTCAATCGCGTCGCCGCGCCGCTGTAGGAAATGGCAAGCGTCCTGCATCTCGCGCGCCTGCTGCCAGGACGCCAGAAAGCCAGTCGCGGGCGCCTCGCGCAGCTTCGCGCGCGCCGCCAGTAAATCGCTGTGCAGGAAGTCGTTGTTGGAATGGGCGTTCATGTTGCGCTCCAAGGGGTGGCCTTGGAGGCAAATATGCACTTCTGCATCCTGCCCGTCAATGCAGAAATGCACATCAATATGCATTTCAGCAGAAATGGATCGACCCGCCGGGGCGCGGCGGGTCGGGTGCTGCTTTATGTCCGCAAGATCATGCAGCCCAAGGTGATTGCCGAGAACGCCGCCCAGCCCAGAGCGGTGTCCCACCCCTTTGGCCAGTGATCATGTTCACCCCAGACGAGGAATGCAAAGCCAGCGATGCCGGCGAGAATCAGGATAACCGGCATCACACCTTCCGCCCGAACCACAGGACGCGACCGACAATATCCACGTCCGAATATTCAGCCTCGATCTGCCGGTATTGGTCATTGTCCGAGGTGATCGTCACCCAGCCCCGCTTGCGGTGCCGGCCGACGCGCTTCACATGCAGCGCCTGGCCATAGCGCAAGACATACAGGCCATCGAAATCCAGGCTCGTCTTGGTCCGATCTACCAGCACTTTGTCGCCGTCCAGCATCGTCGGCTCCATGCTGTCGCCTTTGACCTGGATGATCGCCAGCATCTTGGGCGCCGCAGCGCTCATCGACCGGATGAACCTCGTCGCGAACGCCATTTCATCAACCTGCTCCTCCATCGTGACTAGCGACCCATGCCCCGCGCTAGCGGTCACGTCAAAGACCGGGACTCGGATCATGTCGCTTTCTTCCCCGCTCTCCGAATCGCCTGGGATCACCATCGGCGATGCCCCAGCTTCTTGAGGAAAGGGAATGCCAGTCTTTTCCCTGATCTTCTCAAGGGTGCGGCGTGAGATCGAATAGGGGTGGGTGCCCTCGGGATTGAGGGGGCGCGTCAGCGTGGTGCTGGATACGCCGACCTTTGCCGCCAGGTCCGAGGGCGACGTGCCCAGTTTCTCGATCACGCTGCGCACATAGTCCAACGCCCAGTCGTTCATAGATTCCGCCACTTGCTAACGGCCAATGCACTACTGCATTGACTACCCTAATCCCCCACAGCGGTCATTGTGCATTTCTGCATTGACTAGCATAGTGCAGTAATGCATATCTTTTTGTGCAGTTATTCACAAAGGTCGGGCGAATGAACACCCATCCAGACTACCTTGAGATGGAGCGCAAGCTCGCCGAGCTTGGAATCCCCCATGAAAAGTTTCTCGCAGAGGCCGGGATCACACAGTCAACCTGGTGGCGCTGGCGCGAAGGGAAGTTCGAGCCGCGCATCTCGAAATGGCGAAACGTCGAAAGCGCGTTCGACAGGCTGACGGCTAAGGGCGCGTGATGAGTGATGATCCCAAGGCGCGCGGCTGGGCCCGCGAGTCGGACAACTGGTATCCTGAACCGTGCTGGGTTACTCGCCGGTTGTGCGATGCTGAGCAGTTCGAGGGGCGCACGGTCGATCCTTGCGCCGGCATGGGCAACACCCTGCACGGCGCCCGAGAAGCGGGGACGATCATCGAGGGCATGGACCTGCGGGACCGCGGGAACCCGCTCGTCACGGCCGGCCACGACTTCTTCGCCGATCCGCGCTGCCACGGCATCTGGCCTTGCGACAACATCATCAGCAATCCGCCATACGGATCGGGTGGGCCGGGCCAGCCCCGCCTGGAAGAACAGTTTTTGACGCGCGCCCTGGCGCGCGCCCGGCGCAAGGTGGCCCTGTTCCTGCCGGCGGGCTGGGTAATCAGCGCCAAGCGCAATGCCTGGCTCGAAACCCTGCCGCTCTATCGCATCTATTTCGTCAGCCCGCGCCCCAGCTGCCCGCCGGGCCAGAACATCATGGCTGGGGAGAAGGCCGAAGGCGGCAAGACGGACTTTTCATGGGTGGTGTTCCTGCACGGATTCGCCGGCGCACCGACCGTCCATTTTCTGCGGAGGGACGGATGAAAGCCTCGCTCCGCACATATTTCCTGAAGGATTTCGCATGACGGACAATGTGATGCAAAATGCGCCGCGAAAGTTCGCCTTTAACCCAGCGGTCAAGACGCTGCAGTTCAGGGCATGGGCATGGTGCCAGACGCATGGCACCGACCTGACCGCCGCCGAACTGGCTGCTGAACTGGATGTTCCGGCCGAGCGGCTGCGCCGCGTGCTGCGGGACGAGACGTGGGCGCGCGCGCTGCGCACCTCGAACCTGGACATGACCCATCGTCCGCGCCACGAGGCTGGGTTCGTCCGCGAGGCGGTCGAGATCGGGCGCCGGCTGGATCCGGCGATCAGCGACGACGAGTGATCCCATGCCCGCGCCTGCCGATCACAAGCGCCGGTTCATTGCCGCAATCCGCCAGGAACGGCTGGACATCGGAGATGCTGCGCGCCGCGCGGGCCTGACCTTTCAACAAGCAGCCGAGTGCTGGGCCGATGGCGTCGCCGCGAAGCGGCTGCGCATGGCTGATGATCTGCCCGGCTTTCGATATGTCGAGGAAGTAATCCAGAAATGACCAAGGAAATCCCCCATGGCACATGCAGCGCCTATGCGCGCCATGGCTGCCGGTGCGACATTTGCCGAACCGCAGAGGTGAAGCGCCAGCGCGAATGGCGCGCGCGCAAGCGGGCCGCCCGGCTTGCCGCCGGCGAAACCCTGGACGGCACGGTGCCCGTCAGGATCAGGGATGTGGACTATCCCTCGGTCAAGGCGGCGGCGACTGCCTTGGGTGTCGCCCCGAACACCATCAGCAGCCATCTGGCGAAATACGGACACGCGGATTTCGTCGGCCTCGGGCGGAAGGGCAGGAGCTATCCCAATGTCGGCGGGCACTCCGCCAAGCCTGTGCGCGTCCTCGGGCGCGACTTCCCTTGCATCAAGGACGCGGCGCGGTTTTTCGAGGTGCCCTATTCCACGATGCTTTACGCCGTCCACAAGGGCATGTCGGCACGCCTGCGCGATACCCTGGTCGGCCGGCTGATGAGCAAGGATGCCAGCGCCAAGAAGGTGGCGGCATGAAACCCATCCGCATCCTGCGTCCGCGCGATGGCAGCGCCCCAGGGATGCCCAAGGCGGGCCGCAAGCGCGAAGGCCGCGTGAAGGGCACCAAGCGCGTCATGATCGGCACCGAGGAGTTCGACAGCACGCTTGAGGGGCAGGTCTATCTGGACCTGGTGCAGGCCCAGCAGCGCGGGCTGATCGAGGACATGCAGCGCCAGGTCAAGATCCCGCTCATTGGCTGCGACGGGCCGGTGCTGACGCCCGGCGGGCGCCCGATGCACTATGTCGCCGACTTCACCTTCACCGCCCACGGCCGCCCCTATGTGGTCGATGCCAAGGGACACATCACCGACACATACCGCATGAAGCGCGCCGTGCTGGCCGCCCAGGGCGTCACCATCATCGAGGTCACGGCCAAGGGTCGCCGCGCCGCACCGTGGGGCGCGTGGCTGCGCAATCTGCTGGCCGGGGAGGGCGCGCGCAATGCGTGATTATGCCAAGATCAGCTGCTCAATATGGGGCAGCAAGAAGTTCCGCAGCGTGCCGAATGACCAGGCGCGATACGTCTATTTTTACCTCCATACCTGCCCGCATGTGAACCTGGTCGGATGCTTTGTGCTGCCCGAAGGATACGCTCTAGCAGACCTGAAATGGAGCGATCCGATACCCTATCGAAAGGCTATCGAAAGCCTATGCGAGGCCGGTTTGATAGCCTTCGACAAGGATGAATCGGTCATTCGCATCATCGGATTCCTCGACCACGATCCATTCACGAACCCCAAGCACGCGGCCGGCGCGATGAAGGTCATCGACCGCATTCCAGATTGCGAGCAAAAGCAGCTTCTTTTGCAGGAATTGGCCGGGAAAAAGCACGTTCCAAAGGCCGAAATCGCAAAGGCTTTGGATAGCCTATCGAAAGCCTATCGAAACCCAGAACCAGAACCAGAACCAGAACCAGAGTCTAAGATTCGTCGTCGTCGTATAGGCGCGAGCGCCGAAAACGATCTGCCGGTGCCCGACGATCCGACCTGGCGGGAGCAGGTCTTGGATGCGATCGGCGTCTCCAGCTCCGGCATGGACCTGGTTGGTCGATGGATGACCGACCTGGGTTTGACCAAGGATCAAATCCTGGCCGTGCTGCGCGAGACAGCCGCCGCCAAGAGCGATGGGCCCCCGTCCAACCTGAGATACTTCACGAAGGCCATGCAGCGCGAAGCCGCGCGGCTGGCCGAAGCCCCCCTGCAACCAGCATCCCCAAGCGAGGTGAAACATGACCGCCAATCTGCCCGCGACCGCCGCCAAGCTGCCGCCGATGACCGACTGCGACGTGTCCTCGATGCCGCATCACGAATTGACTGACCACCGCAAGCGCGTCGGGGCCATCATCACCGCCATGATGAAGGTCGGAGCCTATTTCGAGGCAGACAGCGCCGAGGTCTTGGACCAGGCCGTGCTGCGCGACTGGATCGACCGCCTGCAGGACTGGTCGCCCGAGGCGATCCGCAAAGCCTTCTGGGTCTGGCAGGATCAGCAGCCCAATCGCCGGCCCGGCCCGGCCCACATCCTGCACATTCTGCGCGACGCCCATGGGCGGCAGGTGGCCAAGGCCGTCGCATCCCTGCCCAAGCCCGAGGATCCGCCCCGTCAGCGCGTCAGCCCCGAGGCCGCAGCCCGTATCGCCGCCGCCGCCGGCGGCCTGCCCGCCCGGATCTTCAAGACGCTCGACGGCATCACGCCGACCGAGTGACCTATCACCACCCACAGGAGCCAACGACATGACCATCCAGACCGCTTTCCTCACGCCGATGGACCGCGACAGCCTCACCAGCGCAGCCCTGCGCCTTCAGGACGAGGCTCTTGCCATGATTAACCTGGCCGAAGCCGTCGCCTCGTTCGAGGACGCCACGGGCCGCAAGATCGCCGTGGTGGACGCAGAGCAGTCGCGCGGCCCACTGACCACGAACCCAGGCTTGTGGTCCCTGGGAGCCATGCTGTCCACCCAGCCTGTCCCGGCCGTGGCCGGTGATCCGCCCGGCAGCATCGGGCATGGCAGCACCGAATGCAGCACCGCCGACGCGGTGAAGCAGGACGCGGAGTTGATGGATGCCATGTTCCCGCAGCCGGTGCCGGAGGTCGAACAGGAAACGCCTGCCGTGACCGAGGCCCGCAAAGCCGCACAGCAGGCCATGGCGGCCGCCGAACAGGTCGAGACGGCCGAAATGATCGACGGATACTTCCCTGCCACCCCGAAGGAGCAAGCCATCATGGACGCTGCCGACGAGGGCAAGCCGCTTCCTGCAGGATGCGCTGGCATCAGTGGGACCGATCCTGCCCCTGTCGCCTCGAAGGCCAAGAAGGCCGCCAGCGCGCAAAAAATCGACCCGCGCCTCGAAGATGCCGTGATCCACATCAACAGCGTGCCGGTCTTTCCGAAATGGAACAGGAAGGCGGATCTGGAGCTGATGACGCGCGCCCTGGATGGTGAGAGCATTACCCTGATCGCCGATGTGATGGAGTTCTCGCCCAGCTACATCCGGCAGAGGTTCAACCTGCTGGTCGGGCGCAAGAACGACAAGGCCGAGCCCATGTTCAGCCGGCAGGATGTCTTTTCCGCGCTGCGCATCATCACCGGCGAAGCGGCCTGACGTGCGCTGGTAGGTTTTCCCCTATCGCGCGGCCGGAACCATGACTGCGCCAGGGCGTTTTTCCGCAGCGTATCGTCACAAGTTCCCGCCCGCCTCATAGGATGTGAGGCGGGCTTTCCGCTGCCGTCACGCAACTCTTGCGAGCATCGGCTTTGTGCGGCATATTGTGCCGCGATTTATGATGCAATGATCCGCCAACAAGGCGGGCAGCGGGACAGTGAATGGCCTCCAAGCCGAAGCGTCTGACTGACAGGCAGGCCGCGTTTGCGCGTCGATACATCATTTGCCTGAACGCGGCGCAGGCGGCGCGCGAGGCCGGATATGCCGAAAAGCACTCGGCCAAGACCGGATTCGACCTGCTGCAAAATCCCCTGGTCCAGCAGGAGATCGAGCGCCTGCAGCGCGGCGTTCGCGAGCGTGCCGACATCGAGGCCGACGAGATCGTGCGCGGCCTGGCCGCGATATTCCGGGCCGACATCCGCAAAGTGACCAGCTGGGGCTTTGACACCCACAAGGACGAGCAGACCGGAGCGGAGTTCACCGTCCCATTCGTCCGCGCCTATCCGTCCGAGTCGCTGGACAATGACACCAGTTTCGCCGTCGCCAAGGTCGGCATGGCCAAGGACGGAACTTTCACCGTCCAGATGCACGACAAGCTGGCCGCCGCCGACAAGCTCATGCGCCATCTGGGCCTTTTCGAGAAGGACAACAAACAGCAGTCCGATGCGCTGGCCCTGCTGATCGAAAGCGCGCAAGGCAAGAGCCTGACCGTCGCGCCGCAAGCCGCCGACGAGGCGGCAGATGAATGACCGTCCGGGACTGGTCCCAGCCACTCAGCGAGCCCCTGCCCTTGCCACGGACCCCCGAGGAATGGGCGCGATGCCTGGACGATCCGTGGTGGCGGCTATGCTCGGGCGTCCTCTACAAGATCATGGTCAAGGGGGACGATCAGGACGAGGACGAGGCCGGGCAGCTGGCGCCCTTCCTGCCCAATATCAACCAGTTGCGCTTCATGCGGACGCTGCACCATCGCAATGTCATCCTGAAGGCGCGTCAGCTGGGATTCACTACCTGCGCCGCGATCATGGGGCTGGATCAGGCCCTATGGGTGCCCAACCAGCGGTGCGGCATCATCGCCC